TCAAACGCCTGGTGATTGAAGCAGTACGTGTCAAAGACTTGGTTGCGCCCGAAGAACTGGAAAAAGCAGTCAAGGAAGAAGTACACTTTGCACCAAGGCCCTTGCCCGACAGTGTGGTCAGTTTCAGCGAGTGGCGCACATTTTTGCGATTGCAAAACGAAGATGATCCCATACATCCACAGTTTCAGGCAGCAGCTACATACGTGTTGGATCGCAAGATTGATGTTGATCGTTATGAATTTTATACAACTGATAGTGAAGCCTACAATCTACACAAACGTATTATCATTCCGTTTTACTGGAAGGGAGAATTAATTGGGTATACTGCCAGAGGGCTGGACGACAACGTCAAGCCAAAATATCACAGCCAATATGCCACTGACTTTGTGTTTAATGTGGATCTACAAACAGTTGAAAAGAAATTCGTCATCGTCACAGAAGGACCGTTTGATGCGATGGCCATTGATGGTGTTGCTATACTGGGTAATGAGTGTAGTGAGAATCAAGCTGATATTATCGACAGTCTGGGGCGGGAAGTCATTGTCGTACCCGATAACGATAAAGCAGGAAAAAATTTGGTCAATCAAGCGTTGGAGTATGGCTGGAATGTTAGCTTTCCAATTTGGCACGAGACTTGTAAGGACATTAATCAGGCGGTGATGAAGTATGGTAAACTATTTGTACTAAAAGCCATAATAGAGGGCAAAGAGTCTAGCAGACTCAAGATTGAGTTGAGAAAGAAAAAGATGAATGATTGAAGCAGTCAACAAACAGCTGGAGTACAGAAATACAACATTGACCAGCTATGGGTACGACACTTCAAACAACATCGAATACCGATTCAACGCACAGGGATTTAGAAACGACTACGATTTTGACGCTGATCCTCAGATAATATTTGCTGGCGGCAGTCTGAGTTTTGGCATAGGTGTTGCTGAATCTGATAGATATAGTAGCATATTATCCTCGGATTTGGGATTGCACAAATGGGATATCAGCTATGCAGGCGAGTATTATGAAAACGCAACCATCTATCAAACACTGCTACAACTTACGAAATATAATCAAGTCCCCTTAATCATACAGTGGGTAAGTCAGAACAGAAACACTAAAAATAAAACCGCAGACTATATCAAAAACATAGATGCATTATTCCCCAATGCAGTGCATATAATGTATGATGGCACTGCGGTAGACGAGGGCGAATTCTTGATTACAAACCCAGTCTGGCTAGACAGTGTTGCAGACAATTCGCATCCCGGAGCAAAGACACATTGGGGTCTGGCTAAATTTTTAAGAACGCACATATGAATTTGCCTGATCCAAAAATTTGTATAGTATTCAATTCTGGGTCTTGCGGTGACTTCTTGGCAGCACTGATATCACAACAACTTGATGCCACTGATATAACAATCAACACCATAACAGGTGCTGCCGAAAATATAGCAGCGCAAGAATTTAAAGAGGCTGCTAAGGAATACTATAAATCTAAGTTTAACCCTGACAAATTTAACAATGTCGCCAATACCACAGTTGTAAATACTCACTATTGTGGTACTGAACTTATGAACCTTTTTCCAAACTGTAAGTTCTACTACATCGATGATTCAGAATTTATAGACGAGTCTGTGCAGGTCTATATTAAAAAACGTGTGACGACCAAATACGATTCACTACTAGATTGGTTTCACAACTTCCCAAATGTATTCACTCACATAACATCACGTATAAAGAACATAGACGAAGAAAAGATTTTGCAATTTATGCGACGAGATTGGCACAGAAACGTCACAGTATGGAAACAATTGGGCATCCCTGCAATTGCATTACGTGACGTTGTTGGTGAAAAAAGTTGTAAACAAATAGTCAAAAATATTATACAATCAGAAGTTGATGAATTTATGTTTACAGCATCGTTTACAAATTGGGCTGAGAAAAATAAAGAATTAATAGAACAAATATCGGAACATAAATGAAAGAATACAGCACAGATTTACAAAAACTATTTTTAGAAATGATGATCAGTGACGCACAGAACTTTGTGCGTGTGCAGAACATCTACAACAGCGAAAACTTTGATCGTAGTCTGAGAGAGACTGCCAAGTTTGTCAACGAATACAGCGACAAATATAAAACACTGCCCAGTACAGAACAAATTCGGGCAACTACGGGTGTTGAATTAAAATTCGACTCCAATATGAGTGAGCACAATGATTGGTTTATCTCAGAGTTTGAACAATTCACAAAGCGACAAGAACTAGAAAGAGCCATTCTCAAGTCAGCAGACTTGTTAGAGAAGGGTGATTTCGATCCAGTAGAGAAACTAATCAAAGATGCGGTACAGATATCACTTACTAAAGACTTGGGTACGGATTACTTTGCTGATCCTGCGGCTCGTATTACAAAATATTTCAGTTCGGGTGGACAGCAAAGCACAGGTTGGCCGCAACTAGACAGATTGTTGTACGGCGGATTCTCACGAGGCGAACTCAACATCTTTGCTGGTGGCTCAGGCTCTGGTAAATCTCTGGTTATGATGAACATTGCTCTGAACTGGCTATCACAGGGTCTGAGTGGCGTGTATATCTCGCTGGAATTGAGTGAAGAATTGGTTGCGTTGCGTAGTGATGCTATGTTGACCAGCACTGGCACAAAAGAGATTCGCAAAGACGTTGATGGCACAAGTCTGAAAATTGCTATGGCTGGTAAGAAATGTGGAGACTATCGCATCAAAGCACTACCAGCACAATCAAACATCAACGACATTCGTGCATTCTTAAAAGAATATCAGATTCAGACTGGCAAGAAGGTTGACTTTATGATGGTTGACTATTTGGACTTGTTGATGCCAATCTCAGCTAAAGTCAGCCCCAACGATTTGTTTGTCAAAGACAAATACGTATCAGAAGAACTGCGTAATCTGAGTAAAGAATTGGGTGTGCTGTTTGTCACAGCGTCACAGTTGAATCGTAGTGCTGTGGATGAACAAGAGTTTACTCACGCACACATCTCGGGTGGTATTAGTAAAATCAACACAGCAGATAACGTGTTTGGTATCTTGACTAGCAGAGCTATGAAAGAGCGTGGACGTTATCAGATTCAGTGTTTGAAATCACGTAGTAGTACTGGTGTGGATCAAAAGATTGACCTTGAGTTCAACGTTGAAACAATGCGTATCACAGACCCAGGACTTGAAACTGCACACACCGGCGGACCACCCAATGTGAATGCTATTATGAGCAAGATCAAAAATGTGGGTGCGGCAACTGCAAATACAGACGAAGATCAGCCAGCTAAATTTGAACGAGCAACAGGTACACCTGCTTGGGAAAAGCCAGCACAAAACGTTACTGGAACTAGTCAGAGTGCAAAACTAAAAAGTATGATTGCTGGGTTCAAGAAGTCAGAATGACCTGCATTGACGCATTCAAGAATATCAATATAGCAGTATTTAATGGGCAGCTTCAAATAGGCCCATGCTGCTTAACGCCCACAGAGAAGGTCGATAAAATTGACTTCTATGACTCTGCGTATCTCAACAGAATCAGGCGCAGTTGGGCTAAGTCGCAAATCCCCAATGAATGTCAGGGCTGTGAGACCAGAAGACTGGGTTCTAATCAATGGTATGCAGCACACGGCCTTGATAATACTGATGTTGAACTAGTCAGATTGGACTATTGGGTCGGTGATATTTGTAATCTTAGATGTGTGATATGTGGCCCTCACAGTAGCAGCAGTTGGAAATCTGAGTTGGGCATCACTGAACAAAAACAGGTTGTAAACAAGTACTGGCAAACACTGGATCTAACAAAACTAAAATTTGTTCACTTCAACGGTGGCGAACCCTTGTTGAGCAAAGAGCACGTAGAATTTTTAAAAGATATTCCCAACAAAGCACAGGTTCAAATCAACTACAATACCAATGGCACTGTAAGACCAAATCAGGCATTGATAGATTTGTGGTCTGAATTTGAGTTAGTCTTGTTGGATTTCAGCATAGACGATATTGATACACGCTATGAATATCAGCGTTATCCAGCATCTTGGCCAGAAGTCAAAGAAAATCTACAGTGGTTCCGAGATACAATGCCAGTGAACTGTATGTTTGCCATCAACACTACAGTGAGTATTTTGAATCAAGACACTATTCAGGAACTAGATTCTTGGGTAAAAGAAAATTTCTCTGAAAATCGTTTAGGTGATAAAATTGAGCACAGAAAACAGATGGCAAATGGCATACTGAGTCCAGATAGACCCACTGGAAACTTTGTAAAATACTTGGATCAGTGTGATAATAGGCGTGGCACAGATTGGCGACGAGTCTTTCCTAGTCTCTCACAGAAATTTATAAATATACGATAGATTGGAGCAAATCTTGCAGAAGCAGACTCGCAGCATTTTAGACGAATTGGCCAATATCGGAGCGGATCGTGACCGCAGCCGAATCATTGAAACCAGAGCCAGTAACGTCATTGCAAGCGCAATCAATCTCATGGGCTATATCCGTGAGAACTACGATGCTACTACTGCCGACGAACTGGAACGCAGATTACTAAACAGTATTCGCACACAAGACCCCAGTAAGTTTACTCGCAAAGTAAGAGGGCTCCAAGAAAACAAAGAGAGCCCAAATGAAAATAACAGACCTTAACGTCCCCGTCAGTTTTAAACTAGTAGAATCTCGTAGATATCTTTACGAGGGTCTAGATAGATCCGCTACACAAAGCGCAATGCTTTGGGAAAGTGCTGGTAATCGTTTAGTAGAATACGCACTAACTCCAGATCAGATCAACAAGATTTTCCAAGATGCCGAAGCTGGTATGGCTGGGCAAGGTGCAAACCGCACAATGCTGGGCAAGGGTGTTGATGTTGCCAAGACAGGTGTTGAAGCAGCAAAAGAAGTTAACAAGGCTTGGGAAGACTTAAAGACAAAAATTTCTAACTCGGGTCCAGTTAAGGGATTCGATCAAAAAGTCAGCGATGTATTGAGCAAGATCGGTGTCGGTGCAAAAGATCCGCAGTTTCAGGGTTTGGTCAGTAACTGGGTACAAAAATATCGTGACTTTGCTACACAACATCCAATCATTCAAGGTGCTGTGTATGCTACCTTGATCGCTGTGGCTGGTTTAAGCGGTGCTGGTGTTGCTGGCGCAGCAGGTTTGGGCTTGTTAAAGATGGCAGACAAACTATTGCAAGGTGAGCGTTTCAGTAGCGCAGCTTATTCTGGCGCTAAGACTGGTGCTTTGGCCTATGGTGCCGGTCAAGCTAAACAAGCATATAGTGCTCACCAAGCGGCAGCGAATGCAGCGAACGGACAAGGTCTTCCTGCACACCCAAGCGCAGCCAGTGACTACAACGGAACTGCAACAGGCCCAGATGGTAGCAATGTTACAAATCCAATAGGTCCTGATAATGTCACTGCTCCGGTGGGTGCTGGCGGTGATCTCGGTGGCGGTAACTATACAATAATGAAGGGCGATACAATGGGAAGTATCGCACAGGCACAGGGTATTCCTGACGCAGACTTGCAAGGTCTAAATCCACAGATTGATTTCTCTAAACCATTGCAACCAGGTATGAATATTAACTTGCCTGGTGCAGGTGATAACGCAGGTAGCGTGTGGCAAGGATATCAAGGTGGTAACTATGGTGATGCAGCAAGTGCTGCTCACAAAGCAGCCGGACACGCAGCAAACGCAGCCACACAACAAGCAGATACAGCAACACAGGCAGCTGGTACCGCTACAAACGCAGCCACACAACAAGCAGATACAGCAACACAGGCAGCTGGTACCGCTACAAACGCAGCCACACAACAAGCAGATACAGCAACACAGGCAGCTGGTGGAATTCACAATCAAGCAGACTTGGACAATTATGTTCAAAAGAGTATTGACGCTGGTACTACACCTACTGGTCCTGACCTTAGCGGCTTCACCGAAGTAACTCCACAGGGTGGCGATGTTACTACACAACTTAAAAACTTAGTTGCCAAAGGTTACCATGTTGCACAAAGTCAACAGTATCCTGATCATATTGAGATTACTGATGCAAGTGGCAAAGTTGTACAACAGTTTAACCCAGGCAACAGATTCTTGGCAAATCGTTTGAGTGCGGCAGCGAATGGTATCAACTTGCGTGAATCGTTTATTGATACTCGTCAAACAGCAAGAAAATGGATGTTGCGTGAGAGTCTAGGTCGTCCACGCGGTGGTGTTGTTCTTACAGAAATGGCCATTGCAAATATACTGTATGAAGCAGGCGAAGCAGTTGATACTGGTGCTGCCCCAGCAGCAGAGCCAAAGAAACCTGGCGCTCTTAAACGTATTAGTAACTGGTTCAAACAAAAAGGCAGCAATCTTACAAACAAAGTCACAGCAGACAAGTTGAAACAAACTTGGATCAAACAGCAGATGCCTGATGACAGTGAAGAAATTGCTAAAATCTTATCAGACGCTGGTGTTGGTAAAGCCATCATCAGTAACATCTTTAAGGGTATGGGCGTTCCAACAGCAGGTGCTGCACAGGCTCAAGCAGGTGGTCAACAACCACAAGCACAAGGTCAGGCGCAAAATCAAGGACAAGCACAACCCCAAGCACAAGGTCAACCAGGTGGTAATACTGGGACTCGAGGACAAGCACAACCCCAAGCTCAGGCAGCTGGCGCAGAAGAACCACAACAACAAGGTTTGGGTTCTAAGATCAAACAGGCCGCTGGTAACTTTGTCAGCGATACTGGAAAAGGTCTTGGTATGATCGGTGACGTGGCACGAGGTGCTGCTGGTGCAGTAGAACGAGGCAAATACGGACTTGCTGGTGCATCAGATACATCATATCTGCAAAAATCACAGACAGATAAAGCCAGAGGTCCCGAAACAGTTAATCCAAATGTGCATACAATGTATGACAAAGCCGGCAAGCCATACACATACACCAAGAAGGGTGGCAAATGGGTGGATGCTCAGGGTGGTGAAGTGCCTCCAGCATTTGCCGCAAGCATTGAAGCACAGATTGCACAAAAACAAAAAGATGCTTTGAACAAACAAAAAGCTGGTCCAGGTGTTGATGCAAATGCTATGGCAGCTAAACAAGCTGCTGGTGCAAAAGCTGCTGCTGGTTCAATGAAGGCATCTGATGGCACTGCTACAAAAACACAGGCTACACAAGGCGGAGTAACCGCAGCAAACAGAATTAACAACACGACTCCTGGTCAGTATACTGCACACGGTGCTGGTACTACTGGTCCACAAACTTACAACAAAGGCATTCAGGCGTTCCCTAATAACGATACTACAAAAGCAGCACAGCCAATGGCAACTGCTAACAATGCTAATGCTACAGCAGAACCAAAAGAGCCAACATTGAATCCTGAACCGCAAGCACAGGCAAAACCAGCAGCTACTAGTTTTGCTGGTAATCAGAATGCTGGTTACGGTAAAGCAACATACAATGTACCAACAGGTGCAGCTGTTCCAACTGCAAAAGCTCCAGCAGCAACTCCGACAAAAACAGCAGCAACTCCGACAGCAAGTGCTCAGGCAGATGCAGGGAAACCTGGGTTCTTACAAAGCAAGATTAAAGGTCGTCAACCAGCAGTCACTGCCGAAGGTAGAAACTTTGCTGGCATCTTGTGGAAACAAATGAAGGGTCTATGATGTTTTTAGCAGAAGGCGGAAACGTATTCAAGAAAGCAGACAAGACTCCCGGTACTCAGCGTATTAACCGTGTAGATGTTTCAATCACAGTCAAGTGGCTAGAACAGGTCACTGGTCTAAGTCTGATGGACGCAATGGTTGGTAGTACTGGACAACGAGATACCAGCGGCGACATTGATTTGGCACTAGACGGCAATCATATTACCAAAGCGGCTGTAATCGGCACATTGGTAAACTGGTGCAAGCAGAACGGTATCCCAGACGATCAGATTATGAATCGCAAAGCAAAGGGTAAAAACCCATCTATGCTTGACGGTTGGATCGATCAGACTGGTATTGAAGTTCACTTCAAATGCCCAATCAACGGCGATATTAAAAACGGTCTAGTTCAAGTTGATTTTAACTTCTTGACACAAATGGCTTGGAGCAAGTTTATGCTTGCAGCAATGCCAGCAGATAGTCAGTTCAAAGGCGTTGATCGTGCTGTGTTGTTTAACAGCATTGGTAAAACACAAGGGGTTAAAGTAGCAGTTAATTCTGGGGTTCACGACAGAGCAACTAACGAACTTGTTACTACAGACCCAGGCACATTTGCTCACATATTGCTTGGTCCACAGGGCACAATACAAGATTTGGCCAGTGTAGAAACTACTATTGCCGCACTGAGAAATGATCCACATCGTGATGCCAAACTGCACGATTTTGCAGAATACCTACAACGCAGTGGCAGACAAATGCCACAACTAGAAGCCAGCGCACACCCAAGCAACTGGTTTAAGTATATTAATCAGAGACTAAAATAATGCTGCTTGAATTTGTACAAATGCTCACAGAAGCACGAACTCCGCACCCCGAAGATTTCATTTTTCAGGGCAGCGAAAGTGCTATGGATGCTATCAACGGTATTGTCAGCGCAGTAGAGCAGCCACAAACAGTCACAATCAAGTGGGACGGAAGCCCAGCTATTGTATTTGGTCGTAGAACAGCAGATGGTATGTTTACCATGAACTACAAAGAATACATTGGCTTGCCAGGAGCACAAGTTACAACAGCACAAGAGTTGCTTGACTTCTATATCAAGAACAACAAGAACATTGAAGTGGGACGAAAACTTGCAAGCGTATTCAATGCCGTAGGCTCAATATGCCCACCCACATTTCGAGGGTTTGTTCAGGGTGACCTGATGTGGCTAGAACCACTTCAGCCCAACAACGGTAAGTTTGTATTCAAACCCAATCCACACGGTGTCACATACAGAGTGCCTGTAGACAGCGATATCGGCAAAAAGATTGTGGGCAGACAAGTGGGATTGGCTGTACACAGCATTGGCTCAGATGTTGAAAACAACAAAGAAACTCCTTTAGTTGGTCGTCGTAGTATGAACGGACTAGAAGGTCTTGTAGACAGTAACAAATGGTGTACAGTGTTTACTGGCAATATGGGCATTGATTTCAGATTAAAACGCCCAGTCAGAGCAGAAAACGCAGCTCGTGCAGCAGTCAATAAGTTCAAAGCCATTGGTGGTGATGACTTCTTGGGCAGTATCACTGGGTCTACCAAAGCAACTCTACAGACTTATTACAATCGAAAAGTCACTGGACAAGCAGTAGATCAAAACTGGCTAGAAACTAAGTTATCTAAGCCACAGTATGCTGTAATCAACAGCGAAGAAAATCGCCCCATTATCGAGGCTTTAGACAAGGTTTATAGCGCAATTGCTGCATTAAAGATGGCAATGTTGCAACAATTAGAACCCCAAGTATCTGGGGTAGAACAGTTTGTGAATGACGTTCCCAAGGGGGAAGGATTCAACATAGACACCCCCAGCGGCTTTATCAAGCTAGTTAACAGGGGTGTTTTCAGCGCCGCAAACTTCGCTGGAAGAGCACAAGTTTAAATGATTTTTGAGACCTGTGCTAAATAAAAGTATGCAGTCGTATGACTCATTAAATTAAAAGGAAAATAAAATGGCAGTTTTTACACGTATTAATGGCGATGCAGCAGGCATCGTAAACGCAGACGCAGGCCGTAGCTTTGCTAACGCAGCGATTATCAACACAGGTATCGCAGCTCCATTGACAGCTTACAGAATTTACTTCGCAGCATCTACATCTGGTGCTTATGGTAACTTGGCAGCTGAATTGACAACTGGTGGTGCAGTTGAAACTATCTTGCGTATCATCGAAGGTAACGCAACAGTTTTGGCTTACCAAGTTGACGCTACAACATCTGGTTCACAATTGAGCGTTCTTACAGAACGTAGCGGTTGGACAGACAGCTTGTTGACAACTCAACTACAAACTGGTGCAAACCAATTTGGTGCAACTGGTGGTAACATCGGTGCTACTGGTAACATCTGGGTTAGCACAAACGGTACTTCTCCAGCAGTTAGCTCTGCTTACGGTATCAAGATCGCTTCTAGCTCATCGGTCTAATTCGTTTTATTACGAAACTACAAAAACCCACTTCGGTGGGTTTTTTGTTGGCTAAATACAATTATGAAAACAAACATTGAATATTATCGTATGTACAGCTTGGTTGATATAACCAAGACTGGTATTACCCGCGGTGATGGTTCAATGGAACGTGACCAACAACGTAACTACGAAACAGTGCTACAAGCCATTGGTCTTATCACTCAGCCCACAGAACTACAAGCTCCTGTAACAACTCACGCTCATATGGAATGGCTAGAGTTCGGAGAGTTCTTTGAAGGTGAACACAAAGTTTGGGTATGGCAGTTTGCTGTTGAGCACACAGACATATTCACCATTGGTACAAATCCCGTTGGCAGACTAAACGAAGCATTTGACCAAGTGCCAATCATCTGCGGTCTCGATGAGACTGCACGATTTATGTTGCCTATTTTTTATCCTTATGGTACGATTAAAAACGTATATTTCAAAAAAGGATATCTTGACATAAATAACATATAAAAGATTGCTACTGCTACTTTAGGCTCACTTTTGTTTTCTTCATTATGGCTCATTATTTTACACCCACATAGCAGTACAAAAACACAAGAATAAAGCCATGATTACCACTGAAATAGAAAAGCAGAACCTAGAAGCGCACGTAGAAATCTGTGCTGTGAGGTATGCGAGTTTGGAAGCTAAATTAAACAACTTAGAAAACCGTATGGACAAAGTCGAGGGACATTTACTCGACATTAAAACTGTTTTGGCTACTGTGGCTCAACCTAAGGAGCAGTCGAAACCTCAAACTGAGGACGCAAATCCTTACAAAACAATGATAGCTATCGGCACGACTATCATTGGTGTATTAATCACTGGCATCATCACTCTATTAGTGAAACTAAATTAAAATGCGCATCGTAGAACTCTTAAATAACATACAACTGCCAATCACCAATGAAGAAGCAGAAGTATTGGACATGTTTGAAGATCGCAAAGAAGTTCACAAAAGTGAACTAGATCCAAGACACGTTATTATGGCAAACAAACTAGTCAACAAAGACGTACTCTACAGAATCAATGAAAACGGCCGTATCATCTACAAAAAACGAATCTCCGGATATCAAAGAAGTTAAAAAAGTCATAGAAGCCACGGCTTTATATATAAGTCGTTGGACAGAACAACAAACACAAAAAATCAGCGCAGATACAAAAATGCCCTATATATGGCCCATCGAAGGTGTGGGTTATATCATAGGGCATTACCGTGTACTGAACAATAAGGGCAGCTGGCAAGTCAGAAATCTAGACAACGAATTGTTGTATACTTTCACAGAAAAACTCAGCGCAGTCTTTTTTGTAATCTGTGAAATAACCAAGCGCTATACGTTGTCCCAAAATATACTAATGGCTGACACAAATGTAAATAGATTAAGAAATGATATTGTTCATTACGAAGCCAGTATCAAGCGAGCCAAATCTGCTAAAAAGTTTGACAACCTAGACATTTGGAAAGCTCGTTTGTATGATGCAAATCTACAGCTGGCCTTTGCGAACCAAGAATTGAAGAAATCTTTGAACAGTGCTAAATACATTAAATATTGGGAATAACGAACCATGCGTTTATCAGAAATGAGCAATCAGCCCCGCGCTGACAAAATTAACAAAGTAGTCGAAAGCCGTTTTGGTTTTAAAATTGATTACGCAAATCTAACATTCAAAAAAGCCTTCGGCATCGTTCAGGGTTTAAACGAGACACTTGACCGTGCTCGTCGTACTCACGGTGTTCACAGCGCAGAAAAGAATCCACACTATATGGAAATCTTGATGGTGCGTGAAAGTCTGAATCGCTGGATGGTAGAAAACCGTCAACAACTAATCGTTGAAAGCGAAATGGCTAAGGCAGAAGCAACTCTTGCTGCTAAAGACATGGTTGACAGCATCCAAGATATGCTTGAGAAAATTGGCAAAATGCAAAACGAACAGCTTCCAGCTTTGTTGGATACTATTCGTGATCAAATCGGTGATCAACAGGCAGAACAGTTCAAGAGCACTGTAACTCCATTGCTACAACAACTATGGCAATCACTAAGTGATGGTCGTGGTCAAGCAGACACTGCCGCTCGTCAATTGACAGGCGAAGGTGGTAGTGATATGGGCTTGGGCGGTGGCGAGATGGGTGGTATGGGCGGCGCTCCAGCTCCAGCTCCAGGTATGGGCGGTGACGAATTGGGCGGCGGCGATGAATTCGGTGCTACAGCCGCAGCAGCTGGTGGCACTGACGAACTAGGTCGTGAACGCCGTGAAATGGCAGAAGCTAAAAAAGCCAAGCCAGACTATAT